CAGAATAAGTTCAGGAGCAGGTTCTACCTTAAATGTACCAAGTCGGTTGCAAGAGATACTCACAGCGTGAGCAGGAGCACCGAGTTCATCAACAACTTCCCACCAATCTTCACCTTCTTCAATGACAACATATCCAAAAGTTCCAGGTTGTGAGAGTTGTTGGCGTCCACACTGTTTGGCATCATCTACAGCATCAAAACGCTGTTTACGATTCCACCAACCATCGCGGACAACATCATCAGAAGGACCGAAAGTAATGCAGATAAATTGACTCATTGTGGTTGTGCTCATACTATAGGGACACTTTCAAGGCCCCAGAGTTACCAACTCTTTTCAAGAGTGAAGTTCAGTCTGCTAAACTCTTCACGGTTTACGATCTTGTAAGAACCAAACTCATTGTGCATCACATAACCTTCGTGATCGCTCAATTCTCCACCAATTTCACACGAAATCTCAGTGTCACACTCAATGAAGCAGAACAAATCCATCTTGATAGATTCAACCAACTTCCACAAACGCATCAGGTTGATGTCAACATCATAATTTTCTGCAATTTCGTGCTCATCCACCTCCTTACCCTCACGAATGTAAGAATTGATGATTTTTTTGAGTTCTGCTGCTTGCTTATCACTCACAAACTCACAAAGTGTGCTCATTTGCTTTGCAAACTTGCAGAAGTCCTCAATGTCATCCAGATACGGACAGATTTCTGCATCAGGTTGCACCCATTTCACATCATAAGTATCAACAAACTGTTTGCTGATAGGTTGTGCGATAGCATTGCGAAGATCATCCTCACAAATGTACTCAGTGTGAGGAGCAATAATAACACTTTGCTCAATTACTTCAGGAAACTTATAGGTAATCGTGTTGGGACGATAAGTATCACTCCCACCAAACCCGATAAAATCACCTTGATAGATGAATTGTGTGCGGGGAAGACTATCGAAACAAGCGTGAAGAATAGATGCTACTTTACCTTGATGGTTTGCATCAATTTCTTCATGAGAATGATTGATCTTAATCTTCACTTTGTTGAACACAGATTTAGTGCCCACAAAGAACTTACCATTGGCAGGATTGCGACCCCACACTAAACTGGGACTTCCATCAATCTTGACAGAAACCAGCGAAGGAGCAGTAAACCAATCCAGAACTGATAGATCACCAGTCAGGATGGAATCTTCAGGGTGTTCGATGTGTTTGTTTTGCATAATCTTATAATGACATAAAAAAGAGGACTTTACAAGTCCTCTTGTGACACTTCATCAAGCGGCACGACGCTTGCGGGTTTTGGTAACAGTAGCAGGTACAACTTGAGGTTGCTCAACTACTTCAACGGGAGAAAGTTGTGCTTTACCAAACTCAATCAGAGTATCAACAAACTTCAGAAACTGAAGCGTTGCAGCACGAACTTTCTCACGACCATTGTTCTCATTGAACGAACGAACAAGGAATTGAACTACACCAACAACAACGGCACTGATAGTAGCGATGTTTTTGATGAGAGTATCAACGAACTTCCAGTAAAAAGTCATAGTTTGTGTTAGAAACTTCTGTGAGGATGTGTCCTCACACTATATGGACACTTTCAAGGCCCCAGATGTTAGTATCACATTGGAAGTTGTGCTACGCTCTTACCTTTCTTGAGGTCTGTGATATACTTTCGTGCTGTTGCCTCAGTCTTACACAGTCGCTCAAGTTGCTGCCCATTGTGAATAATGAGATACTGCTTACCATAAGGAATTGCAGCGTATTCATCCTTATACATTGTAAATGCTTCCATAATTAAAAAAACTTTTCCAGTAGATTAGTGGATGAGATTCTTTCTTTTGCAATCTCACAATACGTTTCACTTATGTCAATTCCAATATACCTTCTCCCAAGCAAATTTGCAACATAGGTAGTCGTACCTGCACCATTGAAAGGATCAAGAACTAAGTCATTCTTGTATGAGAACAATTTGATGCAGCGTTTTGCCAATTCCTCTGGAAACATTGCCGGATGATTAAACTTTTTCATTCTTGTTTCTGGTGCTATCGTCCAGTGACCATTCACATATTCAATGAACTCATCTTTTGTGAGATCAATGTTTTCTTTGTCGCCAATATGCTTTAACGTATCCTTACTAAAGACCTCGATAAACTCAAATGGGTATGACAAGTAAGGACAGGATGGGGACATCCAACTACCCCAAGCAGTCAATTTCTTAAGATTGTTCTTTAGCCAAACTATTTCACCTCTCCAAATCAATCCACGCTCAATCATTGCAGTTGTGATAGCATGATGTGATGGATAGTATTCTTTATAATTTGGTTGAATATTGATTATCAGTCTTCCACCAGACTTTAACACACGAATACACTCATCAAAGATTGTGACGAGTGTGGTAAGATAATCTGTAGAATTTTTTTTATCATTATGCTCATCATACTTCATATCAAAATTATATGGAGGTGATGTAAGAACCAAATCTACACTACCACTTTCTATTTCTTGCAATGTAGATAGAGCATCTGAACAAATTATTTGTTTCATGTGATAACCAGACCGTTCTTTGTTTGCTTGTAATAGATTATGCGATATTGGATTGATTCCTTTCCAGATTGAATGGTTTTTTTGTATGTATGTGGTTTGATTGATACAGGTTCACCATTTACAAATCCGTCAATTCCCTTTGCTTCTTCTTCAGAATTGGCAAGACGATAATCTCCATTATCGCACACCATTTCAAGAATGTCAAGTTGAAGTTGTAATCCAGAAAATGTTTTGTCGATGATGAGATCCTTGGTCCAAGCATACACATCTTCCTTGGTTAATCTATTCAGATTCTCTTTTATACGCTGAACGTAATTCCAAATCTTATCAGATGCGTCTTCTATTTTACATTTTCCAATTTTTTCATCATAGAATTGTTCCCAACCACCTATACTATGTTCACAGTCTGAATCACGAAAAATCTGAATTAGTTCACTGAGTTGCCCAACATTCTTTGGGCGAGTTGCTTGAGAAAACGAATTTCCAAGGTTAATTACAGACCCAATATATGGCAAAATTGTCATTTTGATAAAAATCGGTGATTTCTTTGCGACGGATGACCTATGGCACCCTTCAGGTAGAATTAAAGAAAAATCAGGTTTTGACCCCTGATGGGAACAGGGATCTCATTGAGACTCACCTGCGAACCACGCTCACCGCTGCCTCTCCCTTCTCAAAGACAGTATCAACAACTGCCTGAACACTGCGGGCAGTAGCAATACCAACCTGAGAGTACACGGGAATACAAACCAGACCGAACGATTTGGTATATTGACTGAGGTTGCCAGGTTGAATAGCACCATCACGCAGTTTCTTAGCATCATCGTGATGCAAACGGATGCAGCGTCCGATAGTCTGACTGATGCCAATGTAGTCCATATTACGCATAAACAACACTGCCTCAAGTCCGCTCACATTGATACCTTCTGCGAGGATGCTGTGATGTAGAACAACAAACTTCTTAGAGTTATCCTTACCCCAGGCACTGAGAGTATCAAAGAACACCTCACGATTGACTTTCTTACCATCAATCACTGCACCCGTCTTAGCAGTAATGAACATCCAAGAATAACCGCGCTGTTCCAGTTCGTCACAGAAATCAGTTTCAGACACAAGAGCAACGATTTGCTTGGTTGCCTTAGCACAGATCAGGATCTTGCCGACATTGTTCTCATCAATCGTTTCCAGCAGGTTCTCTGCGTCACGGTCGAAGTTGGTCTGCTTACCCTTCACCATCGGCAGTTGCTTGACGATAACTTTAGGGGGCACAATGTAACCACCTTCGACAAGTTCAGGAGCAGGAACTTTGCAGATCACCTGACCATAAACCTCAGGCATATTCATCCCAGGTTTACCTACAGTGACGCTATGCTTTGGCGTTGCAGTGAAGAAATAGCAGCGTCGTGCATTAGCAGCAAAGTGCTCAGTTGCAGGGAAAAAGTGACGCTGAACACTGTTATGTGCTTCGTCAAAGTAAATCGTATCCACATCAACTCCAGTACGCTCAAGGCGAGACAGGGAGTGATAGGTTGTGATAATCAACTTGTGACGGGAGTGATTGTTCTCGATCCACTGGCGAATGATACCAGGGCGAGTAGAACTTTCGTGATGAGTTTCGCCACTGTGAATATGAAACACAGCAGCGTTGGTGATAAACTCCAGAAACTCAGCAGAGAGTTGCTCAGCAAGCAGAATACGAGGAGCAACAACAACAATAGTCTGGGGAGTTTCTGACTGCAACTCGCGCAGACAATCATAGATCATAGTCAGGGTTTTTCCCGCTCCAGTAGGTTTAATTAGTTGCCCTTTGTTGTGCTTTTGCATAGCAGCAACAGCGCGTTCTTGATGAGGACGGAGTTGGATTTGCATTTGGTTCATCGTATATTATAAGGACAATTTCAAGGCCCCAGAGTTTCAGTCATCGCTCATACCCATACCAATGAGAATAAGCAAGACGATCCCGATAGGAATAGCAATATACCAGTAAGTTACGAGAGCATAAAGAACAAGTCCAATGCCCAGTAACCATACAAGTCCTTCACCATCTCCAGAACTGAATGAAGAACCACCACCACCAGACCTAACTTCTCTTAGGTTTGTGATTTGTTGAACATCACCGTGCTTTGCATAGATTTGTTGTTTTGCACCGCCAAATGTTGCTGCCTCAACTTCAGTAGTAATCCTACCGACTTGAGAATTAACAAATACTTCTGCTCTCCAAGTTGCCATAATAATCAGTTTCTTTTACTATAATAAGATGTCTGGAAGTTAAAGTCAACCTCCGTAAACTTCTTCAGCGATAGGAGTATCCCCAAAGAGTTCCTCAAACAAAGAGGGTTTGTTCAAGGCATTTTCACACTCTTTCAGGAAAGCAATCTCACGCGTCCAAAACTCTACAGATTTCTTTGCTTTCAGATACTCATTGCGAGCATCATAGAGTTTGCGTTGGATTTCGATGCGGTCCATAATGAAGCGGTGTCTATACTATAGGGACACTTTCAAGGCCCCAGAGTTAAGATTACTTGGGGCGATAGTCGTGCTTGAGTTTTACTTCCTCTGGTCTCTTACCTTGCTTTTCTGCTTCAGATTGTCTCACAAGTTTCTCAAGTTTTCTATGACCTCTTCTTGTAATATCTTTTCTTTGCTCTCTTGACATACCGACAACTGCTCTCTTTGGTTGATCGGCAGGTCTCAAATCTACTTCAGTTTTCTTCTTCTTGAGAAGTTTAGATGCAGTCTTTGATACTTCTTTTGCTTTTGGTTTTTCTGTTGCTGGTTCTGCACCACCAGTTCTTGCTGCTCTTCTTGCAAGTGCTGCCTTTCTTCTTTCTTCTTTTGCTGCGGCTAGTTGTCTTTCTCTTGCAGATCCACGTTCTTGTTCTGGTTGTTGCTCACGCTCACTTCTTTGGCGTTGAGTACCAATATCTTTGCGTGGTTTGTATTCGCTTGGTCTTCTTTCTTCGCCAGGTTTTGCTTGAGCCATCCTGCGTTTTTCAGGAGCAGTTTTCTTGCGTTGAGCACCAATACGTCCGCCTTCACCAGTCTTGCGGATTTGTGCAGACTTCATTACATCAGCATCATATGATGCTTCAGCAATCAAAACAAACTCCTGAAATGTACGCATCGTGAGTTAAATAAACGCTTCTTGTTTATTTATATTTCAGTCAGCGTCTTTCAGTTTATCTTGAGCAGATTTACTAATTTTGCAGACCATATCGTTATCGTAAAAATACTTTACACGTTCGCGGCGAGCATTGAGAAGCATATCATACTCTTCACGTTGTTGTTTTGTAAAGGTGAAATCTTGCTTGCGCCAAATCTCTTTGAGTTCGTTAAGATGAGGCAGGACGTTAACAGTGTCAGTCATAATCAGAAATCGTAGTTGGAGTTAATCAGGCGTTGGAAGGATTTATCATCATCATTTTCATCAAAGAGTTCTTCATAAACTTCTTCAACAAAATCAGCAGGATAAAACTCCTCAACTTGGATGTCGTCGTAGTGATCCATCTTTGGGAATGAACGCTTACATTATAGGGACATTTTCAAGGCCCCAGAGTTTTGATTAACGAGACAGAATTGCTTTCATCCTTGCATTTTTTGCAGATTGCTGTGCTCTTGCCTCAGCACCAATCTCCTGATGAACGTGTCTTCTATGTACAACTCCACCTTTTGCTTGTGCTTGTGCTTTTGCTACATTAAAAGGTGTTGGCGTCATATGAGGATCTTGCTCCTCAAGTTTCTTAATCTTATCTGCTTTCTTCTTTGCTTTCTTGATAGCACCACCACCAATTCCACCTTGCTTATCTAATACTTTCTTGACTTTCTTTTCAGTTTTAAGAGGTCCAGAT